ACGACAAGAAGGGCCTGGTGCGATCTATCGGTGAGTCCGGTTTGCGCCAGATTTACCAACCGCCTCCGATCAACGGCAAAGTGCATGACTGGTCGTTTCTGTACAAGCAGAACTCGATCACGTTGCAGGACAACTACGCCACCGGGACGATTGCGTATGACCACACGGGTGGCACGCACGAACTCCAGGTCACCTTGAGCGGAGGCACCTGGCCGTCCTGGGCAGCGGAAGGCATGTTGGAAATTGACGGTGTGGACTATGCGGTCGCCACCCGCATCAGTGACACGGTCATCCTGCTGGAGTCGAACAACAACCCGGGTGCGGACGTGGCTGCGAGTACCAGTTACGACCTGCACAAGGACGACTACGACCTGCCCGACGACTTCGGGTCAATCATCGGATCGTTCAGTTTTGCCCAGAAGGACAACGCCTGGTACGCCTGCAAGGTGGTCGGGGAAAACCGGATACGCGAGTTGCGGCAACGGGACTTCAACCAGAACTTCGCCAGTGGTGATCCGCAGTTTGCGGCGATTCGCGCGAAGAACAAGACGGACGTGAACATTGGGACACGTTCCGAAGTGCTGTTCTGGCCCGCTATCACTTCCTCGGGGACGATCAGCTACCGCTATCGTGTCGCAGTCAGCAAGCCGATCAGTCTCAACGACTACGTCCCAGGCATGCCAATGCACGCTGAGACAGTTTTGTACTCATGCCTGGCTGAAGCGGAACGGCGAATGGACGGCGAACGCGGAGTGATGTTCGAGAAGTTCATGGAACTGCTCACGTCGTCAGTGTTGAGGGATCAGCAGGACAACAAACCCGAGGTGCTCGGTTACAACTCCGACGACTCCGAGGGCCGGGAAATGTATTCGCATCATCGATTGCTGCTTTACGGCAGCGGGGTGACCTACAAGGGTCAAGGTTCGTAAGGAGATCGCAATGTCTGGACGACACAAACTTCACGATGGCACTGGTGTGATTGCCTCCGACGAAGCAGGCAACAAATTGATCGTGGTCGAGAATCTGGGTGCGGCGGGTGCCGATGCCCCCGCAGATGGCACTGCCGGTTACGCCAAAGGTTGCATCATCATCAATTCGGGTGCTGCTGACGACGACGATGATGCGCATATCTTCATCAACCTCGGATCGGCCACCGACAGCAACATCGACGGACTTAAGGTTCAAACATAACGAGGTGGCGAATGGTTTCTTCGACAACAACGGCTCTGGGTGAACTGGGCACCACCGTCTTTTCCGGTGGTGGCCAGAAGTACACGTCGGTCGCACAAGGTTCGGCAGGAACTGTCGCAATCGCGGCAGCATCAACGGGAAAGAAGTTTCGCGTCCTCGCTGCAGTCCTGGCCAACGTGCAGAGCGGTGGGTCACCCGGGACGGCGCAGTTCAAGAGCGGCTCGACGGCTCTGACCGGTGCGATGCCCAGTGCCAACAATCCGTTCGTGCTGCCGTTCAATCCGGCGGGATGGTGCGAGACGAGTGTGGGCGAAGCGTTGAACCTCACCAGTGCGACCGATGCGCTGAACGGAGTCGTCGTCTACGACGAGATCATTGCCGGATAATGGGAGTGTCGGATGCCGCGTCGGTTGTCTCGGGAACTGGAATTCCCGGTCAAGGGGATCGTCGAGGGGTTGGCCTATGAAGACCAACCACCCCTGACGACCGTTGACGCGCAGAACGTGCGTCCGTTTCCGGCAAGCTCGCCTGATGTCGCCAGCGGTTTGAACTCCAAGAGTTCGGGACGTGATCGAGGTGGTCAGCGACCGGGATTGTCGAAGTACAACTCGTCAGTGCATACGACGAACGGGCGGATTCAGGACATCAACCACGTTATCTATCCGCAGTTCGAGTCGGTCCAGGGTCGCGGCGATTCCATCATGGCTGCGACCAGCAGCGGATCGGGTGTTCTGGTGAACAACACTGGAACCCAGACCGGCAGCAACCTTGGTGCTGCCAGCGAGACCTACAACCTGTCGGCGTGGGGCCGTGACGGGTATGGGTACTTGGCGACGGTCAACGGGTCACACCAACTGCTCCTGCGAAAGTACAACAAGAACGGGACGGCGTTGTGGGAGTGGACAAGTGCCAATATGCCGGTGGTGCAGTTGTCGTCGGCTACCCGCCAGGTTCGGGGCATGACCGTCTGGGGCAACGTGTTGTACGTCTGGGTCTCCGACATCGACGGGGTCAACGGCGAAGCGATTTACCGGATCAACACATCGGACGGAAAGATCTTCGAGACGACCAGCGGTAACGGTTCGCAGACGGACTACTGGTTGGTCTCCCAGGACCAGAGCACGGCGAAGTTCAAAGACTTCTATCCGTCCAGCGGCTACACCGCTAAGCCGCAGAACCTGATGGTTTCCGATAGCGGGATGCTCGGGATGCTGGTGGTCAACAACAGCGCCGCTGCCAGGGAAGTGAGCACCACGGGAACGACGACAGCAAACATCGCAGCAAACGCATCAGCAGCGGATGTGCAAACGGCGTTGCGTAATGTGTCGCACCTGTCGACTGATGGCGAGGATGTTCGCGTCAGTTGCACGGGTGGCCCGCTGAATGCTGCGGCGGTCATCGTCGAGTTCACCGGGACGCTGGGCCTGCAGGATGTTGCCACCCTCGTGGAGGGGGGCACCGTTGCGAGCGACATCACGATCGCCGTGACGCAGACGGGCAACGCATTTCAGAACACAAAGATGTCCATCACGTCTGCAACGGGTAGCGGCAACTTCACGCTGACCCACGACCAACGGTTGTCGTTGCAGATGATGGACATCCTGCTGGGCAAGCAGGTCCGGTGCGTGGAACTGATGTCGTATGCCCCGTATGCATCCGGCCAGGCGGTCAAGCAGACCAACCAGGAACTGGACATCACGTCTGACGGAATGGGTACGTTTTACACCCTGACCCGAACCATCCCCGACATATCGGGTGCGGCGTCGACCTATTCGCACCAGGTGGCAAAGGTGACTTCGGCGGGGGCCGTTTCGTGGACCCAGGCGAACGCCGGAACAACGCTTGCCATCTCCTACGATCCGGTCAATGGCCGATTGGGTGCGGTCGGTGGCAACGTCTATGGCAGCGGACATTCGTTTGCAATTCTCCAGGTGAGCGACGGTGCGAGAGTTAACTCTCAAGATCCCAACAGCACAACGACGTGGAACGCTATTGATGCGGATGAATCCGGTGGCTTCCGAATCTTCCGAAACAATGCGAGCAACAACATCGCCCGCATGACATCGGCTACGACACCGGCACTGGATTGGGTTTCGAGTTACGGCGGCAACAAGCAGGACGGGGCGACCTGTTCAACGGCATATGCGTTGGACATGGAAAACGCCGTTGCCCAACGGATGACCAAGCGGGTGGCGGTGTGTTCGGGAATCGTCAAGGAGTTCGATGACGAAGGTTGGTATTCGGTGACCAGTGGCGGGGACTTCTCAGACCCTGCACTGGACCGCAATGCCCCGGTGATAATGTCAGTTCCAGTCGGGCAAAACCTATTTTTTGCTGATGGAAAGAACGTCAAGTATTACAAGGGGCAAACGGCTGCGATGACGACGTGGACGCCAACGTCGGGTTCACTGCCTGTGGACTCCGAGGGGCGTCGTGCCACGCTAATCGAAGCGTGGTGCAGTCGGGTGGTACTGTCGGGAGTCTCAGGCGACCCCCAAGAATGGTACATGTCGAAGATCCTTGATCCCTTCGATTGGAATTATTCCCCAACAGTGTTGTCCGAAGACCAGGCCGCATCTGGGACGTACACGCCAGCAGGAAAATGTCCCGACGTAATCCGTTGCATCATTCCGCTTAGTGATGATGTCATCGCATTTGGTTGCGACCATTCCATTTGGCAATTGAGCGGCAACCCCATGATGGGTGGTCGCTACGACAATATTGCCGAGGGAGTGGGAACCCCGTGGGGCAGACCGTGGTGCCAAGACTCTTCCCGTAATTTCTACATTTTCGGCACGCGCGGTGGCGTGTATCGCGGTTCGGTTGGCCAGGGACTGACAAAGATCACGACCGGTCGCATCGAGGAGCGTTTGGCGGCTATCAACCTCGACACGAACCTGATCCGCCTGGCGTGGAACGAACGCGAGCGGGGAGTGCATATCTTCGTTACGCCGTTGACGGTCGGTGACAGTAGCGTTGAACACTATTTCTACGACGTGCGAAACGAGTCGTGGTGGATCGACAAGTTTGCCAACACGAACCACGACCCTCGTTCCGTTCATGTGTTCGACGGTGACGACGCGAACGACCGCGCAATCCTTCTCGGTGGCCTGGATGGATACCTGCGGAAGTGGGATCTGGCGGCAACCGATGACGACGGGACAGCGATCAGCAGTCACGTCTACCTCGGCCCGATTGCGGCAAAGGGTCCAATGGCGATACGGATCAACGAGATCCGCAACGTGGTCGCGAAGGGCTCATCGAATGTGACCATGTCGGTGTACCGGGGAGACAACCCCGAGGACGCATACAACTCTTCGTCGGCATTTTTCACGTCGACATTGTCGGCGGGGAACAACGCAGCGGAGCGTCGAAAGACGACTGCTCACGCGGTGTACCTGAAATACGGGAACACCTCGGCCAGCCAGACATGGGCAATGGAGCACGTCGAGTGCGAGTACCAGGAAACGTCGGCACGTTTTGCGAGGACGTTCTAGATGACCAGTACAGTTACCGCTGCCACGCTGACGGTGAAGATCACCGAGACGATCACGCTCAACGGTTCCGACCAGGGTGCGACGAACACGATGACGATCGCGTCGGTGAACGAGGTGATGAAGCGAATCGTGACCTGCGTGAATGGTCAGACAACGACAGTTCTCACGTTCAACAGCAACGCATACGGTGCAGCGGGAGCGTTGGACACGGAAGACGCCAAGTACATTCGGCTGACCAACCTTGATGACACCGAGTCCGTCGAGATCGCCGTTGTGACAGGGGCAACCTTGTACCAAGTCACACTGCGAGCGGGTGAGAGTCACGTCCTTGGATCTCCTTCCGTTTGCATGCTGGCGGAAGCTGACACAAGTCCAAGTTTCGGAACGATGGCGGATCTGGCGAGCATTCAGGTCAGGCCGACCGGATCGGCCACCGTTGACATTGAAGTCTTTGTGGCGAGTACCTGATGGGCGTTATCAACCGAGGGTATGAACAAGGCCGGTTCGTCGACATCGCTGGCGGCGGGGTGGCTCGTATGCGCCGCAGCCAG